TAGCCATCTCCAGGGCGACGTGCAGCGTGTGCGCGTCGACTGCTAGTTTGGAGGCCATCTGTGCCGAGATCCGTGCCGGCCAGTTGAGCCAAGCATCCCGTTCGGCACGCGCCAGTTTGAAGACGTGGGCGATGGCTTGCGGCCGATCCACCAGTTCGCCCTTCAGTCGGGCCAGACGCACCTTGTTGGTCTGCGCCTTAACGACTTCATTGACGGTGCGTGCTTGTAAGAGCGAGGTGCCACCAGGGCTCAGCGGCGGCGCGGTGTTCTCGCCGGCTGGTTCTTTGACAGAAACCGTTTCAGCCCGACGCTTGGTGCCTTCCTTGGGCGTGTCCGTGTTCTTCGCCCAGTCCCGGTCGGCGCGTTCCGAGTCGATACTGCCGTCGGCCTCCGGGGTGATCCGGCCAGTCCGGATGGCCTTGTGCACGGCGGTGTCCGACACGCCTCGGTGCCGGGCATAGGCGCGAATCGACAGTCCCATGATCTCCATCAGGCATTGGGCGAATTCTCAAACATTCCATCAGATTGAGCTTGGCTTGTGATTGGAACAGCGCGTTCATGTGTTCGTCATCAACCACGCCACGGAGGCAAACATGAACCAAACCGCCAGCAACGAGAAACAGGAACTGATCGACGAACTCAACGAGATCAAGGAACAGATGCTCGAATCCTTGGACCGGGCCGCGACCCTGATCCGCGCGTCGGGTTACGACGGCGCCCTGCTGCGCGCCGAGTCCTACTGGCTGGCGCATGCGCGCATGGCCATCACCCACCAGCACAGTTATCTCGGCGGATCGATGGTATCGATGGAGGACACCATCGAGGAAATCACGCATGCCGACGAGGAGGACGGCGTCGACTGAGTGAGGGACGAAAGCCAAGCAACAAACGCTTGGCTTCACTTCCGAACAGCGCGTTCATACCCTCACCCCATCAACCACACAGAAGGAGCAACAAATGACTACGCAACTGACCCTCACCCAGCACGCTGTCCTCGCCTACGCGGTCCACAACAACGACGGCAAGATCGTCTGGTTCCCCGATAACATCAAGGGCGGGTCCCGGCAAAAGGTGCTCGACGGCCTCTTTAATCGTGCGCTGATTACCCGCGACGCCTCTGATTGCTGGGTCGCCGCCGAAGGTTACGAGGCTCTGGGTTGCGCATGCCCCGAACGGGCGCCTGTCGAGGCCGATCCCGAGTTAGTGGTCGCCGTCACGGCGGCGGAGGCCACGTGGGCGCAGGAAACGGGCGACAGCGCCAAGCCTGCCGCCCCGCTAGTCGCCGAACCCAAACCCCGCATGCGGGAACACAGCAAGCAAGCCGATGTGATCCGGATGCTGCAACGTCCCGAGGGCGCGACTATCCCGCAAATCTGCGAAGCGACCGGCTGGCAAGCGCACACGGTGCGCGGCACCTTTGCCGGGGCTTTCAAGAAGAAACTGGGTCTCAACATTGTGTCGGAGAAACCGGCCGGTGGCGAGCGCGCGTACCGGATTGCCTGATCACGAACGGGGTGGCAACGATCAGCGCCACCCCGGCTGCATTGATTCAGAAAACGCTTGGCTTCTCAAGCACACAGCGCGTTACTACGGGTGTCGAAAACCACCAAGGAGAGCACCATGAACGACACGGCCCACAAAACAGCCCTGCACCTGTCCAGCACCATCAACGATTTGGCTGGCCTGCTTGATGATTACGTCAGCCAACTGGCCGCTGAAGAAAACGCCGACGAGGCGAATGAAACCCTGATTTGCGCCATCGGGATGCTTGACGAGAAGGTCAGCAAACTCCGGCAGCAACTCAGAGAAGCCTTTGCGTTGACACAACGCAGCGCGAAGTAACCGCAACCAGGATCCCACCATGAACACCGCAGCCCTCGACACCCTCGGCAACAAACTTGCGCACGATGCGCTGGTCGCACTGATCCGCCTCTACCCCGAGATCAGAACCGCCAGCGACGCACGACGGGAGGCGGCCTGTGCCGCAATGCGCGCCGAGTCCAAGGACACCATCGACCAGTTGATTGACGACGCCACTGACGCGCCAGGTGTGTCGCACATTGCCTACCAAACGGCGGTGCTGAATCTCGCGCACGCTGGCATCAACGTATTGCGCAGCGTTTAGGCGATTCGACATCATCCCTGGCCTGCGCCGTGCTTTGTTGCGCTTGCTCAACCAAACGGTGACGTTGCCGAGTGTCGCGCCGCAGGAGGAATGGCGGCGATGCGTGGTCAATGAGAACGGTGTTCCGACCCTCACGCGCAACCTGTTCGTCTGAGAGAGATCGCGGATTTGCTGGCACGGGCCAGCGACCTACAGTCCGATGTCTCCTGGTACTGAATCCAAGAAAGATGCAAATTCCGCTTGGCTTCTCAATCACACAGCGCGTTACTACGGGTGTCGCAACAATCAACCCGAAGGAGACAACCATGAACACCACGACGACCCAGACGACCGAAATCCCTGCCACCCAGAACGAAGCCTGGGGCTTTTGGGGCACGATGAACGAACAGGCCAGCGTCGCCTGGGCGATGGCCCTGCCCGCGATTGCGGAGGTGACGGGCACCCACCACGAAGCCGCACGCATTTTCCTCGACAGCCGCTACGGACGCCACTTTGGCGACTCGGTACAAAATGGCTTGTTCCAAGGTCAATCACTCCCTGACGCCATCAACGCAGCGATCACCCAGTGGATGGGCTGGACAATCAGCGTGGCCACTAGCCAAGAGACCGGGATCCCGAAAGGACTATCTTACCTGACCGGGTTTGTGATCCACGGCGAGATTCTTGTCGAGGAACTGGCCGCCTGAGGAGCACGAGATGCCCCCCGCACGCCGTGTTTAACATCGAAGCCAACTACGACCGCTTTGTGGCTGAGTTGACGGCGCTCACCCGCAAGTACGGGGTGGCGATCCAGTCAGTCGGCGGCGTCATCCTCGCCGACCGCAAGGGCGAGTTCCGGGACGTGTCCTACGTTGCCGACATGACCAGCGGCGACCTCCTGCCGCGCTTCCCCGACTCCTGACAGCGTGTCGAAGGCCACCCCGTCCGATTGGCGGGTGGCCTGTGCCCCGGCATAGTCCCGCCAACGGCGCACGATCACATCTACGTACGTCGAATCAAGTTCGATCAGCCGCGCCAGCCGCCCCGATTTCTCGGCGGCGATCAGCGTGGTGCCTGAACCACCAAACGGGTCGAGCACCACATTGCCGGGCCGACTAGAGTTGCGAATCGCGCGCTCTACAAGTTCAACCGGTTTCATGGTCGGATGCAGATCGTTCTTGTGCGGCTTCTTGATCTGCCAGACGTCGCTCTGGTCACGATCACCACACCAGTGGCGCGCAACACCCTCGGGCCATCCGTAGAGGATGGGCTCGTACTGGCGCTGGTAGTCGGATCGTCCCAGCGTAAAAGTGTTCTTGGCCCAGATGATGAAGGTAGACCATTTTCCCCCAGCCTCCCGGAAGGCCGACTGCAGCACGTCGAGTTCGCTGGAGGACATCGCGACGTAGATTCCGCCGCGACAACTGGCAAGCATCGGTGTCAGTGCCGCCAGCAAGAAATCATAAAAACCATCGCCCAGGTTATCGTTCAGGATCGCACGATTCTTGCCGCGCATTTTGTCCTTGGCGGTGTTGGCGTAGTTCACGTTATAAGGAGGATCTGTAAAGGCCATATCCGCCTGTTCGCCTTGCAGGAGTTGCTCGTAGCTCTCTGCCTGGGTTGCGTCGCCGCAGAGCAAACGATGCGCACCGAGCAGCCAGACATCGCCCGGTCGCGAGATCGGCGTCTCTGGAACCTCCGGCACATCGTCGTCATCGGAGTAGCCCGTGCCGCCCCCTTCTTCGCCGTCGAGAAGATCGGCCAGATCGTCTGCGTCGAAACCGGTCAGGGCCAAATCGAAGTCGTCGTCCTGCAACGCCACCAGTTCGATGCGCAGCATCGCTTCGTCCCAACCCGCGTTCTCGGCGATACGGTTGTCGGCAATCACCAGCGCGCGACGCTGGGTCGGCGTCAGATGATCGAGCACGACCACCGGGACCCGTTCCAGCCCGAGTTTGTGGGCCGCGGTCAATCGGCCATGTCCGGCCACGATCACCCCGTCGCTTCCGGCGAGGATCGGATTCGTAAAACCGAACTCGGCAATCGAGGCGGCGATCTGCGCAACCTGTTCGTCCGAGTGCGTCCGGGCATTTCTGGCGTAGGGCAGCAGTTGGGCGGTTGGCCACTGCTCGACCTTGTCGGCCATCCATGAGGCAGTCATTCCGAGTCCTCGGTGCTTGCCAGTCGTTCGGCGGTCACAGCCTCGAAGCTTTGGCCGGTGGCGAGCAACGTGATCGGCACGCCGGGGAAATTCTGCTGAAACCGCTTGATGGCCACGTCGACATACTCCGGTGCGATTTCGACCGCGCGGCACACACGCCCAGAGCGTTCTGCAGCGAGCATCGTCGTTCCTGACCCACCAAAGGGCTCGAAGACAATTTCGCCAGGATTGGAGTAGGTCTCCAGAACAAACTCCGGCAACGCCACCGGAAAGACCGCCGGATGATCGATGTCCTGGCAGATCTTGCCTTTGTGGCGCATGACCCGGATCACCGAGTCCGGGATCCGGGTCTCTTGTGTCGGCTGACCCTTGTGCGACCAGCCACCGACCTCACCCTCTTTGCTACGCATCGCCGTCGAGGAGCCATCGGCACGCAGATGCGATTCCTGACCGGCATGCTTGCACGGCACGATCTTGTTCGGTTTGCGGCTCTGGCGGTTGAAGTGGAAGATGAATTCGAAACTGGGCGCCAACCGTCCTGACCAGTCGCCGGGCATCCCCGGACCTTGATCCCATACGTACCAGGCGAAGCGTCGCCAGCCCTGGGTGCGCATCCCGCCAAGCCAGCCGTCCCAGTACGGGAGCACTTCGTTGTCGCGGTGAATCAGCCCGAGATTGACGAGGACTTGACCGTCCTCGGTCATCGGCAGGTGCGCAAAGACGCCGCGCATCAAGGCGTCCCAATCGGCGATGCCGCCGCTGGCGTAGTCCCGCTGGTTGCCGTAGGGCGGTGAGGTGAAGCAAAGCGTGGCTTGTTCGTTGTTCATCAAAGCGGCGATCACGGCGGCGTCGGCGGCATCCCCGCAGATCAGCCGGTGCGCTCCCAACTGCCAAACGTCACCCAGTCGGGAGACGGGAATGACCGGCGGCGTCGGAACATCATCGGCGGCGTCTGGTTCGTCGGCATCCTGCTCTTGATCGCCCGCGTCGGAGACGGCGTTGTCGGAAAGTAGGCGTGAAATTTCGTGATCTTCGAATCCTGTCAGAGACAAGTCAAAGTCTGCCAGTTGGAGATCTTCAAACTCGAGAGCCAGCAACGCGTCATCCCATTCCGCCCATGTCGCCGACCGATTGGCCA